GTTTAAGGGGGTCGGTAATGCCTCGAACGCCGTGATCGATACACTAACAGGAAAGATCGGTGTGGGGGTAGATTCCCCAGAAGCGAATCTTCATGTATTAGGTAATTCATACGTGAGCACAAACCTCGAACTCGGTGGAACGCTCATCATGGGAACGGTCAACGTGGAAGCGCAGCACTCTCTCGAAGCCGTGACTGCTACGGGGAATATAACGCCTTTAACCCTAGAGTTTACGAATCCTACGACTTCTTTAGTCGCCAGTGGGAATGTTGAGGTGGCCGGCGTCGTCGGAACTTCTGGAACAGGTGCTCTGACCGTTCCGAGTGGTACGACGGGTCAGAGACCGGCGACAGTCGCAAACGGAATGATCCGCTATAACTCCACAACTGGGTTCATGGAATCGTACACGGCATCGGGGTGGGGGTCTATCGCCCAACCACCCACGGTTACTGGTATTTCGCCGTTAACCACACTTGTTAGTGGAGGGTCAACGGTGGGGGCGGGCACTGAGACAAAGATTGTCCCCCCCACATCAGATGCGACGGCCGAACGCTATTTCGGGTACAGTGTCGCCATGAACTCGGCCGGGACGAGGGTTATCGTAGGGGTCGGTTATGCTTCGTCGGTGGCAGCCGGAGAGTGTGCCTATATCTATAACTACGATGGTTCGAATTGGGATACAGGTACAAAGATTGTAGCGCCAGCGGCAGATCAGAACTCGTATGACAATTTCGGGATTAGCGTCGCCATGAGTGGTGATGGAACGAAGGTTATCGTGGGAGCGTACCGTGAAGACTCTGGTGGTCTTAATCGCGCCGGTGCAGCCTATATATATACCTACGATAGTTCGTCTTCGTCTTGGGGTACGGGTGTGAAGATTCAGGCATCGGATAAGGAGACGTCGGACTATTTCGGGTGGAGTGTCGCCATGAACTCGGACGGGACGAGGATTATCGTGGGGGCGTACGCTGAGGATGCGGCTGATGAGGTCGGGCAGGCGGGTGATCTTGTAGACGCCGGTTCTGCTTACATATATACCTACGATAGTTCGTCTTCGTCTTGGGATACGGGTACAAAGATTGTGGCACCAGACAGGGAAACGCTTGACGAGTTCGGGTGGAGTGTCGCCATGAACTCGGCCGGGACGAGGGTTATTGTGGGTGCGCGGTATGAAGACTTTGGTTCGCGCCCTACCAACGCCGGTGCAGCCTATATATATACCTACGATAGTTCGTCTTCGTCTTGGGATACGGGTACAAAGATTGTAGCATCGGATCCAGAGAATAGTGACCACTTCGGGGGCGCTGTCGCCATGAACTCGGACGGGACGAGGGTTATTGTGGGGGCGCCGAACGAAGACCCGGGTGGTATTACCAACGCCGGTTCTGTCTATATCTACGCCTACGATGGTTCGTCGTGGGCTCAAGAAGCGAAGATTGTGGCATCGGATCCAGAGTCTAGTGACTACTTAGGCAACAGGGTCGCCATGAACTCGGATGGGACGAGGATTATCGCGGGGGCGAACGGTGAGGACTTTGGTGGTGACACCAACGCCGGTTCTGCCTATATCTTCACCTACGATGGTTCGAATTGGGTCCAACATGCAAAGATTGGAGCATCGGACAGTGCGTCTAGTGACAACTTCGGCTATAGTGTCGCCATGAGTGGGGATGGGGCGAAGGTTATCGCGGGGGCGCCGAACGAAGACCCGGGTGGTATTTCCAACACCGGTTCTGCCTATATCTACGAAATTACCGACACCGCTACCACCGGCTTTGTCTTTGACACATCAACCCAGGTATTCACGGTGACGGGTACAGGTATTGTCAGTGGATCGACGGTACAATTGGAAGGTGTCGATGGAAGTTTGTATAGTGTTGTCGATGCGAGCGCACCGAACGCTGCCGGGACCCAGGTAACTTTCAAGATGGGGGGTGAGGCGGTTGAGTTTCCACCTAATGCGTTGACAAATAATGATTCGATCACGGGGTACACAGCGAGTGCCTCAATGAACTCGACTAACGCGTACAAGGCCTTTGATGATGTTGTGACTACGGGTAGTTACTGGCACAGTGCAAATGGTAACGCCACTGTGGGCTATGATTCTAATGCACCCTATTTAGCGGGACTTGACTCCGCAGCAACTCAAGATATAAGTGGAACAACGCATCGTGGGCATTGGATACAATTACAAATACCCAACCCAGTTATACTATCTCGCGCTGTAATAGGTAGCGCTCAATCAAACTTCCAACACGGACAATTTGTTATATTAGGGAGCAACGACGGTACAAATTGGACGGTACTTCATGCTGGGACGGGGACGACTCTGTCCACAAATGTCACAACACTATCCGCGGGGTCAACTGAAGCATTCTCTTATTTCAGAGTGGTAATAAAGTCAAAGAACACGGGTTCGACGGACTATGATATTGGACTCAACAATGTACAATTTTTTGGTGGATCGGGATCATGGGTTCTCGCCCAACAACCCTATAAAGTTAGGATTAATAGTACATCGGGTTTGAGCGGGGCCAGTACTGCCACGATAGGGTTTCCAGCCGAATGGACTACCGCGGCTGGTGCGAACCTGGGGTTCGATACTGGTACGTCCCAAACTCAAACACTCGTAGGTACAGATGGTGGTGGTGGTACGAATATGACGTTCTATGTAGCACCCGGGAGTAACGCCTTACCTGGGGGTCTTGCTCTTACCGAGAGTACAGGTGCTATAACAGGTCAAATTGCGGCGGTGGGTACGACGAGTGTAACATTCCGATTGACTGATAATAACAGCGGGTTGTTCACAGATAGAGCAATCAATATCGTGGGGAGTGCCGAACTTTACGCCTTTACTTCATTTACATTCACGAATGCGGGGCAAACGGGACAGCAGGGACCGATGCTCAGCAGCCTTCTTTCTGCGTATTCCCCCGCATGGACGGATAACACTGCTTATTTCAACGCCGCCAGCACCAGCAACACCGATAGGGGTTTTCAAATATGGACAGCCCCCAAATCTGGGACGTATACAATTAAAGCAGCTGGAGCGAGAGGGGGGCATTCCTACAACATCTCAGCGGGTACGTTCGTCGGCGCTGGGCTTGGGGCATATAGCCAAGGAAACTTTTCGATCACAAGGGGAACAAAATTTGCCATAGTTGTAGGACAAGCCGGTGGGGATGCGGATACGACTGTGTATGGCAGTTCGAATGGCTCATACCGCGGTGGTGGTGGTGGTGGAGCATCATGGGTTCTAAGTGAAGATCGAACATATTTGTATGCTGTCGGTGGTGGTGGTGGTGGAAAGAACGCCACGCGGTGGGCGGGGAACGCGCAATATGCAATTTCGAATGGTGGAACATCACAGGGTAATACCACCATCAACGGCACATTAGCCGGCTTACAGGGACAGGGTGGGGGTTCTGGTTTTGTCTACGAGTCCGGCCGAGACGGGAGTGGGAGAAACGGTTATCATATAGGCACCACCGGGGACTCCCAACGAGCCCAGGGAGGCCCCAGCTCCTCCAGTAATGGGCCCGGGGGGTTCGGTGGTGGTGGCGGCTCTTCGACGGGTGGTGGTGGTGGTGGTGGGTACGCCGGTGGTGGTACTAACGCTTATGGGGGCGCTGGTGGGCTCGGTGGTTCGTCGAGGAATAATGGGAGCAGCCCCTCATTTGGAACACACACAGGTCAACATGGTTTCGTTTACATAGAATTCGTGTCATAAAAATGTAGCGGTAAAGTATATGCTCGCCCAAATATTAGAAAGTATAGCCCCGGGTGAACCCTATACCTCCGATGGAACCACGTGGGAGAGTGTTGTTTTCGATGACGAGAACTTTCCAAGACCTCTCGATATTGCGTATGAATATACACTCTACAAACTAACGAACGCTGATGCGATCAAAAAGTTCCGAGAGGAACGGAACACTCTCCTCGACCAGAGTGATAAATACATGACCCCAGATTATCCACACTGGCTCGAACTGGATATCCAGAACTGGAAGGATTACCGCCAAGCTCTAAGGGACTTGCCTCGTACGGCCCGACCAACTTTAGACGCGGACGGAAACCTCACGGGTGTTGTGTGGCCGTCTATTCCAACTGCCTAAGCAGTTGACCTTTTCCTCCAAAGTGCAACCCACTTTGCAAGAAAGACATCCCGAGTGGCAGAGCCACTCGTATCAAACAAAGTCCTTCG